CTGGTATCTAAATTACAGATACTAACGGCTTGTTTTAATGTTATTTCTTGTCCACGTAATGAATACATCTTCTGTAATAATGTAAAGATGTCGAATGAAGCCGCACATTCAGTATAACAGTGGAACAATTTTGTATTTTTATAATAAATGAGTTTAGGACTACCGCCTTCTAAATTGTGGCAGCAAGTTGGGAATGTAATTGAAGTTTCATCTTCTAAGACAGGCTCAACATTAAATTGACCTAAAATCTCTTTAATCATCTCATCGGTGAGCTGTTCGCGCAAATCTCTAAAATCCATACTACAACACACCTCTTGTCTTTAAGTCCAAATAATCAAATGGACGTTGGTCATATTGCAACTGACCTATTGACTGAATTGCCTTATAACTGCTATCAGTTACAAATAAATCTTGGCAATGACAAGTCGCATAGTCAAAATATCTAAACACTTTTACGTGATTAAGTTCACCACGTCTATTTTTATAGATATCTACTACAATATTTGGATTATGACTATATTTCTTTGGATCGCTCTTTTGAAGTTCGGTCCATAATGTTTCAATTTGTTTATATTCTTCTTCGCAGATCTGGACGCCAATACATCCAATATCAATTTTATCGGCAATAGCCTTAGAACCTCTTAAACAGTTCTGATCTCTAACACCAATCTTATTTTTACTCCAACCATCATTTAATTGAGTTGCACTTTGAATGAATACGTTATAATTCGCCGCAGTCTCTTTAATACTATTAGATAACATCATTAAAGCAACGTCTTCACGAACTTCAACATCTCTAAATTCACTCAATAATCCAGGACTACTGAAGATATAATCATAAAATATATAAGATACATTGTCTTGAATGATATACTTCGCCATTACCGTCTTAACTTGTGCAATACTTGGATCGGACATATATTCAATAATGAAGTTATCTTGATATTTATCAATAATATCTAATGCTTTCTGGATGCGATCTAATTCATCAGGAGTATAGTTTCCTAATAAGATTGCTCTTTCATTAACTCCGCTAACATATGCTAAAATTAATGTTTGGATTTCATCTGCCTTTTGTTCTGTTGCAATATATAAAACTTTTTGATAATCGTCTTTTTCAACTGTACCTCTATAAATAATCTTACCATCTCGACCAATATATGGCAAACTAATCGCGCATGCATTTCCTACCATATAACGAGTTTTACCCATACCACTAGGTGCACTATAAGTATACAATTTACCTAATCTTGCTCCTCTTGCGGCAAAATTGATGATATCGCCATCAAGTGGCAAACCTACTTCAGGATTCTCTTGCAAGTCCGCAACTAATTGTCTTAAACCTTTTGCCGCATTTTGTGAGGTACTAGAATCCTTACCAATATGTCTATTTTCTATTTCAATAAGATGTTCTCTGACACGATTACCAATCGCATCTAATTTCATCTTATTTAATTTTTCATCTTCTAAGTCTTTATTCAACGCGTTGGCTGTTGTGTCATAAAATTCTTTTGTGTCATAGCCAATCGCTTCTAAATCTCTTAAGAAAGAGAACTTTTTAAGACGAGTATAGTAAAAATCGAACAAGTTATCATCAGTTGTCTCTGTGATTTGATAACATTGAACTACAAATTCATATCCTTTATTATTCTTATAATACTCGTACTGTGCGTTAAATTGTTTCAAATGCAAGTCAATATCTTGCGGCGATATATGAGAGACACCCAATTGTGCCATATTAAATATCGCATAAAATACCATTTGTTGTAATGGTTTATAAAAATCAGTTTTACAAAATGTATATCTATCGTCTTGCAACAATAGTGGTTTGTGCATTAAACAACTTAAAACGTAGGTAGAAGCATTTGTGTCGAACAAATCCTTACTAATCACGGTGCTCATCGCCGTCTCCTTCGACATCTATATCATTGATGTCTAATTGTTTTGGTTGTCGTTTTTTATTTGTTAACGATGAAATGTGGAATATAATATTATTTTCTTGATACTCTACAACTTTGGCCGCTTCGCCACGTTGTTTCTGTTGGTCAAGCTCCAACTGTTTAAAATACTTTTCTGCTTTCTCTCTTACAGAAGTACATACACTCTTTATTCCATATTGTATTTCTAATTTACCCTTGGCAACTTCAACATACCACACCAAACAACGTGCGATTTCTTTGAAGTTCATTTTATATATCAAACATAAGTCATTAATATGCTTACTTATTAAGGGAGTCACTTGAGTAACTCCCATAAGTTCGCAAATTAACTCTTCTAATGCTTGACGAGTAAAAACTGGTTCACTCATTATTTCTTAAGGGCGCTCATTAAGCGAGTTAAGAAAGAATAAAGTTTTTGTAAGTTTTCTGCGTCTTCCATTCCTAATAAAGATAAGCGCTTATTAGGGAAGAGTTCTGAAGTATATTTATAAATTTCTTCTCCAACTGCTGAATCTAAACTACTTGAACTTTGAACAATACTAATTGTTTCTTGTTTCAATTTATTAAATTCTTCTTCAGTTAAAGTTTTAATTTCGCAATCTTGTTTTAAAGCATTATAGTCAATAGTTACTCTTTCGCTTTCAGGTACGTCCTCACCTGCATAAACGTAGATACCTAATCCATGCCATGCACATGCTTTAACAAATGCTCTTTGAATGGCTTTATTTACATCAACAGATGTAATACCTTCAAGACGGATTGCCTTATTTTTCAAATCCATTACAGGATATTCTTCGACATATTCAATACCATTAATTGTAACGCCAACACGAACAAAACATGTCTTACCGTCTGTGAAGTAAGGCACATCGTTATCATATGTTACTTTTGTGGTTTCAATTGTGCCATCAGATAAAGTCATTGTTGAACTTTTTTCTGTATGGATTGTTCTTTTATAAATTGTTCTAATTGCATCTGGATACAATGCTTTAATTGTTTCCCATGCGTGAGCCCAGCTTAAATATTTTAAACCAACTTTTTCTTTTAATTTTTCATTTAAATTTACGTTTCTTAATGTTTCAAATGTATTCTTTTCTTGTATCATTTTGTGCTCCTTAAAAGGGCGGTTGTTACGCCGCCCTATCTTTTATTTAATTAAATTAAGCTAGCTTGGCGATTTGTGACTGCTGGTTTGTCTTCAGCTGCGTCCTTATCTTCTGCTTTAGAAGCTAATTCAACATCTCTTGACTTATAAGCAGAGATTAAATCTTTGATGTATGTGTCAGCATATTTCTTTTCAGAATCTGTGATGACTGGACTTCCACCAAGGATCCAATATTGTCTGGTTCTGTTTGTGAATGTACGGACTGCACCGCTACCAAAACCGACATCACTTGTCTTAGTTACTGTTGTAACTGTATGATCGATTTCACCATTTAAGAGGACAGTGTCACCAACATTATATGTCTTTTGTAAACCATTGATGATTTCTCTATCAGTTGGTCTGACATGTAATGTGAAGAGTGTCATCATGTTACCACTATAATTGGCTTGACCAATTTGGATATCATAACGATAAATGTTACCATCTTTACCTTTCTTTTCGGTTAATGGTGATACAACGAATCCACCGATTTCAAATCTTGCTGTGTCTTCAGTTGTTTCGGAGACTCCTCTAACGAAGTGACCATTTAATTGTTGAGCAGATACTAATTGTTTAGCATTTGCGCTCCAATAACGATTTTCTCTTAAATCTCCTGTGATCTCTACTTTCTTGCCAACTAATTCGCCTAACTTAGAGTAAGAAATGTAAAGTTTGTTTGGTTGTTTGCTTTGGTTTAATTCGTTTGCATAGAAAGCAATTTCGAATTCCTTTGTCGCGCCACCAAGAACGCTACGGACGATGACGTTACCAGAGATATAGCCTTGGCCATTATCTTTACGTCTGTCTGTTTTGAGGCCGCAATCGACTAAACGACCTACGATAGTAATGCTGTTTGTTTGTTCCATAACTGTTTGTTTTTTCTCCTATTTGATCTTTGAGTTTTGGATGTTAATAAATTATTTAGCCACTCTTAATTTATTATTCTAAAATGAATGTTCTGCCTAAATCGGTTAATTGATAAGTTTTATATTCTTTTGGTTTTGTTTCGCCTTTATTGTTGGTGAAATCTCTGACGACTGGTTCTGCTTGTTCAACTAATCCGTGTTTGATTAATGAATTAAGAACTGGATAGATACCTTTAATACCTGTCATGTCGATCATGTCTTTTCCAACTAATACTTCATCATGTTCTTGCATGAAACCAAGAACTGCTTTGGCATTATCTGTTAAAACAATTTTGTCCATCAAGTATCTCCTTATAAAAGTTATTAATAATGATATTAGTGGCTAATAATATCATCATATATATTTTAGCTTACTTCAGAGGCAAAAGCAAGAATTATTCTGGAGTTCTAAATAATCCTGACTATATTTCTTGTGCTAAGTGAAGCCCCTGTTGCGGTTCGACTCTTTATACTTAACTTACTTTTTGCTAAAGTGAAGGCCTTACCTTGTTTTGGAATTAAGTATAAGTTTTCACGCGCACTGTCTATACGTCTTACACATATAGTATCATCACATATAGTTTGGCCTTTATTTCCCCTATTGTCTAGAGAAAAATCTTTTACAGGAGTATATTTTCCTTTCAAGTCAGAAGTGACTAGAAGTAATAAATCTCCTTCAGATACTAATGTTGCGGCCGCACAGTTAGCAAAGCCTGATTTTACTCCAACTGTTAATTTAGAAGCAGTTGGTAAGTCTTTTACCGCTAAGCGTAAAATTTTATTGTTACCATCAAAGAGAATGATTGTGTCATTATCGCCGCAGAAATCTGCATAGATAAGTTCATCACCATCTTTGAGTTTAAGCACTTTTTCTTCTTTACGACTGAATTTATATTCACCAGTAGCAGAAACTTTAATATTGCCATTCTTTGTGACCGCAATAAATTTGTTTTTACTACTGTTATAAACGCACGCGCCTACAAGTCCAGACACTGGGTTGACGATATTAGTGATAATACCGTCTTTAGTATAACCAAAAATATCATTTGTAGAATAAGCGTAAACTACATCTATTAAATTATTTTCAATGCTATCGACACTATTATTAATGCTAGAATGAATTCCATCATCGTAAATTTTATACTCCTGTTTAATAAGTGGTTTATTTGAGATTGTTGTTTCTGTTGGTGCAGAATAGGCAATTTCTGTTAATCTTTCATCTGAACCAACTACTTTTTTAACTTCCTCTAAGTCTTTTTTAATTTGTGCGTAACGAGTTGCCTCATTATCAATAAGTTCTTTAAAAGCGGCCAAATCTTTTTCTAAGTTCTTTTGATCATCATTTAATTCAGTAATTTCTAATTGGCTTAAACGACTTAGTTTCATATCTAGAACGGCATCGGCTTGTTCGTCATTAAGAGAAAATTCTCTCATAATGGCTGTTTTTGCCGCGGCACGATTAGACGAACC